GCTAATATTGTATCATCATACGGCTTTTTTCCGTTATGATTACCATCTATGAAAACTAGTTCAAAGTTACCAGTTGGTTCGTAGAACCTACTACTTGCAGATATTGCCTCTACTTTATCGCCGTATTTTTCTTTTAGTGCTTTTCCCGCTCGGACTGAAATCTCTGCATTATCGATGGTAACAATTTTTTTTAGGTGCGGGAACTGTTCCAAAAAGATAGTTGCCGAATATCCTGCATAGGTTCCTATTTCGAATACACTTTCAATCTTATATTTTTCACCGATAGATTTAAACCAATCTAATAAATCGGGATTTTGGTAGGGTAAATAACCCCATCCTTCTCCACCCACAAATAATCCCCCCTCAACACCACTATCTAATATTGGTTTGCCAGCTACTTTAGTGCTTAAACTAGAAACAATATCTGGTGTTGGTAAAAACGAAACATCAATTTGGTTCCACATAATAATCCTCAATTTTTAATATTAAGTAGTTTCTCTTGTAAATGAATCCGGAATGTCTTTCTGATTGCCGCACTCACAGACAGTACATACATCATTAATACATTCCTCACAGTCTGGAGTATAACAATGACACCGATGACCGCATTTTTCACAGTATCTAGGTACACCTTGCATATTTTTCTCCCTTGAAAAAAGGAGCAAGTCACCTTGCTCCTTTTATTTATTTAGCTTATTTGATCGTTTTCTTCTTCAGTATAAGGCCACATTAGTTATATCTACCATTAATTTGCATGAATAGAAGTCTTTCAATTTCTGCAATGGTTTCCGGTTGATTATTGGCTTTTTTAAAGAAAAACTTCCAGAAATTATTTATCATTGTAAATATCCTGCAAAGTTTTAAAATTTAATTCAGCCAGAAGACTTTCATACGTATGATCTTTATACTCATGAAGCATCAACCGAGCAATCTGACGATTAGCTTCTAATTGGCGTGATACTCTGATAGCTTTACCAAATGAATCGAAAGTACTGTTTAATTTTTCACAGAATGCCTCAAACAGATTCTGTGAGTAGTTCAGAACTAGTGTTGTCATTTTTTTCCTCGTTTGTTCCAATTGAAATTTTACGAGGCTGCTTCTCTTCGGGAAGGACGACTTCTAAATTGACAGTCAAGATTCCGTCCGTTAGATCTGCTCCGGTTACTTCGGTATATTCCGACAGTCTGAATGACTTATTCCAGTTTCTTGCACTAATACCTTTATGAACATAAAGTTCTTGAGGACGACGCTGTGGACGATCACCTTTGATCGTAAGAACGTGGTCTTTTACTTCAATATCAATATGTTCTCTACTAAACCCCGCAACAGCTAATTCGATTTCATAGTGATATGCATCGTGTTTAACTACATTGTGTGGGGGATAGGTATCATTCGCTCTACTATGGATATTATCCAGTTGATCGAAGATGTGGTCGAAACCAAGAAATGCGTTTCTAGGTAGTAAAGTTGCTTTAGTCATTATGACCTCCTGTTAAGCAAGGTTAAATGGGAACCCGTTCTGGCGCTCCCTGCAGACACCTTGTCTGCGAATTTATTTATACAATATATCTTAAAAAATTCTACCAACCAAAAGAAAAACCAACACGTGATTGATTCGGTAACGCTACATGATAAATTCCCTTTGGTACATATACAAAATCGCCTTGTACTAATTGTCTAGAAAAAGTAGATTTGCTTGTCATTGTTTTTGTTTCATTATTATAATCACATCCATTTTCAAATATTTTCCAGGGCATTGATCCCTGTATCATAACAAAAAATACTTCCATACCATCAGAGTGGGGAGGAGAAGCAAATGCATTAGGACTAAAACCGGCATAACAATGACACGAAAATTCAGTAGTATCCTGTACAATATTTTTTAAATGATTTTTAACAGTTTTTACGATACTAAAATCATTATCACCAACATTAACAAATAACTTATGAGGATTTCTAGCTCTAATATTTCCGCTAAGAAACGAATCGTCGAAATAGGGTACTAAGCTATTCCATGTTGGATACGAACTTTTCTCTATTTGTAATTTGCCATAATATGATTTTCTATTATTAATAGCCTCTTTCAGATTTGCTTCATCAACCTCGGTTAGCATTACTTGCTGCCGATATTATACTTAGGACAAAGTTCCCACTGTGATTTTTCTTTAAAAGGAATAATTTTAATTTGGCGTAAAGGAGCACATTCGAGTTCCTGCTTTTTGGCCATTTGTACTAGTCCCCAATCGCTCATGAGAGTAGCAATTGTATTTCTACGGGCAATATCATTTTCTTCTAAATTTGATTTTTTCCCATCCAACAAAAATAATTCTTTAAAGTGCACAATAAAATAACGACCTTGCTTATGTAATATATGGCAAGATTGAAAAAGTTTTTTATCTTTACGAGATGCTACACCAATACGTGTAAGTGTCTCTCTTACTTTTAAGAAGTCATCAGGCTCAAGAAGTGTTATCTCAAGCATGTTAGATGGAGTCCACTGGACATTATTATTTTGTTCTTCCACCTTTACTCACCTTTTCTTTTAGCTCGTTTCGTTGTTCCAATGATAAAAGAGCCAAAGCCTGACGAGCTTTTTCATTACTATAGCCATAGTATTCTTTGACCGCTTCTAAATCATTTTCTAATTCAGGTTTATTCCATTTAGAAAAACGTTTCCGCTTTCTGACTATATTTATATAAAAATGATATTGTAGTTTCTTGTCAAGAGCATGCAAGCGGTTCATTTCATTTGCTGCAAGAACTGTATCCTGGAAGTAAGATAGGCTACGATTAATCATGTAAGGATTATACGTATTTTCATCCTCCATAATATCTTTCTTGGTGTAATTAATACTGTTTACATATTCAAATGGATTCATGAGAATTTCACCGAAGACATAATTTCTGTCATACAGGCAACAAGGTTGATCTCATGATCAGCTACAAATGCAGACTTATGCTGATATTCTGCTAAAATAAGAACAAGTTGTGGGATAGATTGGGATTCGACTTTATCATTCATATTATCATATACCCCACGAATAATAGCACTTGTATCTAAATCTAGGTTATTTACCACCCATTTACGCACAGACTTAAAGTCTTTTTCTTTTAGGTGCTTGAATAGATCATTAAAGGATCCACCCATATCAGTAGTGCTGCTAGCAATATCGCCCAGAACAGAACGTCTTTGAAGTTCATTGAGTACTCTCCTCCAGTCAGGTGCATGACGCATGATAAGATCGACAATAGCCATCTGATCATATCCTACGCCTTCGTCTTCTAAAATATGTTGTGCACGCTTAAGGAATTGTGCACATAATCCTTGAAGATCTTTTTTACTTGTATTAAATTCGTATATTGCACAACGTGAATGAAGTGGTTCAATAATACGGTTTTTAAAATTACATGTTAGGATAAATCTACAGTTATCCGAGAACTCTTCGATGAATCCACGTAGAGCCGGTTGTGTAGATTGGGGATTAAGATAATCTGCTTCGTCTAGAATAATAACTTTATAAGAACCACTAAAGCTAACAGACGATGCAAACTGTTTAATTTTACCGCGTAATGTATCAATATTACCTTCTTCGGATCCATTGATAACAATATAGTCTAGGCTAAGTTCTTTACATAAAGCCTTGGCAACGGTAGTCTTACCCAAGCCGGCAGTACCGGTAAAAAGCATATTCTGCAATTCACCAGTACTAACCATATTCTGAAACGTTTGCTGTAAGTGAGGGGGTAAGATCGTTTCAGAGATTTTTTGTGGACGGTATTTTTCCACCCATAGAAAGCTATTTGACATATTAACTCCTTTTCAAGTAAGTTTATTATATAATATTTGGAGCTAAATGTAAATCTATTCTTCTTGCTGTTTAGCTTCGCACATCGCAACGATCTGTACACATTGATCACGTAGCTGACCAATTGTAGACAGTTCTTCGCCACGGAGTGCACCACGCTGAACCATCGTATCGATAACTGCAATAGTGCTGCGACCTACACGATTTGCAAGATCAACAAATTGATCATCTTGCTTATTCTGCTTTTCTGCCATTCTATTCTCCATATTCAGATGTTTTTTCGCATGCGATCCAGTAGATAACATCTTGGCTGGTATGATTCCAACGAGACATCATCTTACTAGATATACCAACTTCATAATCCCCCTGGATAATTCTGAGATTATTTAAGTTGATCATAAAGTTAAAGCTTTCGCCTTTACTTTTTCCAGGTACCTCAATTGTAAATGAATTAGAGGTTGGATTGTCCTTATCAGTAACGGTAAGGGCAATCGAGCCATCAGCAGACGTAATAGACAAAGTCTGATGACCAAGTGCACTCTGTGCTTTTTTGACACGATTAATCGTATCGGCATCCAAGGTAAATTCTACCTCAAAATCTGACATATCCATTGCTTTACTGATCATATTATCATCTGGTGCGATAAGCATATCAACATCAGTAAAGAAATATTTAATTTTTGTTCTTCCAGTAGAATCACTAATTAGTGCATACTTATCTTCGAATTTAATCTCTGGTTCGTCAACAAGTGACACAACATTGAGAAATTCATTAAGATCATATACACCAAAGTGATCTGTAAATTCTACATCAAGCTTTACACTTGAAAGAATATTACGAGCTGGTGATATTGTATTAATTCTGTTACCAGTACTAAATACCTGATTGGTATTAATACCAGCAAAGTTCTTAAGAACTGTTTGCGTATACGGGGATAGTTTCATCTCACTCACTTTCGTTATTAATAATATAATTATACCAAATTTTATGCAGCTTGTAAATTGTTATTTCGCATTTTAGAGAAATTTTTATCTTTATAAAATTCTAGTTTGTTCTGGAACTTACCTTCAAGGATTTCTCCTTTATGCGAAATAACAAATGTATTTGTATCATCTTCGAGGCTATAAAGTATCTTCATAAGATTGTCTACCCCGTCATGATCAAGTGACGAATCAAAAGTTTCATCAAGTATTAGTAAATTAGTAGCAACAGAATTTTTCATCTTGGCAATCATACGCCAAGTAAAAAGTAGCGCTAAATCGATACGTTGCTTCTCTCCTTCAGAAAAGCTATCGTACGAGAATGCGTCGCGGTGACGCGAGCGAATAGTTTCGTTAAAGCTTTCGTCTAAATTGAAATGCACAAAGAAATCTAATATCTGTAGGTATTTGTTTACTAGGTTATTGATTATTGGGATATACTGTTTAATAACTTTTGTTTTTATACCTGTATCCTTAAGCATTTCTGCCATAACAGTATTATATGAAAAGTCTTCATTTAACTTTAATTTATCTTCCATCAGGTTACTTTTTTGAGAATTCATATCCGAAAGTTCCTGATTCGCTTTACTAAGATCACCTTCGCGACCTGTTAGTCTAGTAATATCATTTTCTAGGCTAGAAATAGTTTTCTGTAGTCTTTGTATTGTCTGATTATTAGCATGGGTAGCTGTCTGCTTATTTTTAATTTCTTCAGATACACTAGTAAGCTTATCAAGTAATAAAGACAGGCTATCAGATTCATCTTGGAGCTTACGCATTGCTGATTGTAGCTCTGCGGCCTTTGATCTTCCTTCACCTAGCTTTTTATTTCTAGTCTCTTCAGTTATTACTTGATCACATGATGGGCATGATTGATTTTCTTCATAAAATTTTGTGTCTTTAACAACGGACCTAATCTGGGTGTCGAATTGAGCTTTATACTGTAATAGGTTCTGTTTTTTATTGTTCGCGGTATTAAGGTCGTTTGCATTTTGTTCAGCATGCCTCTCGATGTAATCAGACGCACTGCCATTAGAAATCTGCAGTTGCTTGATCTCTTTATCTGCTTCATCAATCTGGTTCCTCTTCTGCGTAATCTCTTCTTCATTCATTGCAGTAATATCACGAATATACTTTTTCTGTGAATCAATACGATTCTTTAGCAATTCCATCTGATGATCTTTATCTTTTAATGTTTCCTTTAGTATTGATTGCTTTTCTTTAATAAGAGTATTCATTTTAGAAAATACATTAATATCTAAAAGATCTTCAATAACGTCACGTCTATGCTGTGCTGGTAGTTGCATAAATGGAACAAAGCTACTGCTACCAAGTACAACAATCTGATGGAATGATTTGTGATTTAGTTTCAGGATATTTTGTTCAAGAATCTTTTGGTATTCTTTTGCATGTGAATCCTGATTTAGTAGGGTTTCATTTTTCCATATTTCAAAGATCTGAGGTTTAATACCACGTACTACTTTAAACTTAGAGCTACCTACATTAAATGATACTTCTACCAAACAGTTCTTTTGGTTAATAGTATTTACAAGCTGCGGCTTATTAATATTCCTATGTGGTTTACCAAACAGCGCAAAGGACAAAGCATCGAGCATAGTCGATTTGCCAGCACCATTTTGTCCAACGATAAGAGTAGATTTAGTTTGGGTTAAATGGACTTCAGTCCAGTTATCACCGGTAGAAAGAAAGTTCTTCCACCTTAGGGTTTCAAACCTAATCATTCATTCCTCACTTCATAATGTATAGTATTATATATCACGCAACTTCGAGTGATTGTGCCTCGGTAAGTAAATTTCTCATAGAAACTTTAATGCGATCTTTATCCAGGTCAGTATCGACTGCATCTACATAATTATCGAGTAATTCTGCAGTATCTTCTACAGTAACATTTTCATCTTCTACATTTTCACCTAGGAATTCATTAAAGTTTTCTGCAATCTTTAATTCGTGTATTGGTCTAGATTGAATAGCATCGATAAACTTATCAAACATATAGAGATCTGTTTTATTGATTACTACTACTTTAACAAACTTATGGTCAAGATGTTGGTTATATTGTAGATAATCCATATAGTCATGTTTAGTATCGTCATACACAATTTTTTCATATAATGTATTTGTATTTGGAATAGCAGTAATATCACGACGTTCAGTATCAATAATATGAAATGACTTTGGATCGTGTGCATCTGACCAGAAAAATTCCATCTGGGATCCGAGATACAAAATATTATCTTTTTCTGAT